TGTGAGTCATATCTATTTTTGAAATTAATGGATTAATAACTATCTTACCATTAACCATTATAGCCCATGAATAGACAGCACCACTTACATTGTTACCAGTTACTGGATCCTCAGTAAAATAAGTAGAAACAACTGCGTTGTCTTTCTTAAAAGCAGTTTGTGAAGTATCATAATCCATTTCAGAAAGTTGGAGATATTCATTAACTTGGTTTAGCGTTTTTGTAGTTACATGAAGTTTTGGTCCAACAGCAGATGGATTCACATAATTAATATCCATTGCAGGCTGCTTATCAGACGCTTTCCACATAGTTTGAAGTGTAGGTGTCTTAAATTCAGGATTAAAGGTAAGAGTACCAACGGCATTAACCAAATAATCATCATAATAAGTGCCATCTGAAAGATCAATTACTGGAATGATCATTCGTACTACTTCTTGCTTAACTGCCAACTTAGGTTGAGAAGCAACAACAACCTGAGCCAAATTAATATTTCCAATCGGACCCTTAATTGACTGACATCTTATTGTCGTTCCATCTGGATATTTATATGAAATTGCTTGATTTGTGATAGATGCATCAAAAATTGATGCATTTTTCATATAAAGTTTCCTGACTTCCCGAATCCACTTTCCCTTATCTTCAGGAGGACCATCATAATTTATATTGAAAATCTTTGATTCGTTACTCATTATTCACTATAATTATAATTGAAATTTTCATCAACACTAAAAGAAGCCGAATTCGAGTTGTTTAATGATTCAGATATATGATCAGCTATTCCTGCACTTGCATTTAATCCAGCCAACGCTGAAGCAGCAAGTTGTCCAGAAACTTGTGCAGCAGATTCAGAAAGTTTTGCACGAGCCAACATAGCTTCATTATAAGCAGTTAATTCAACCTTAGCCCGCTCAACATTAAGGTTTGCTATAGCAATTGCTTGCTGAATCAAACTTGCAAATTCTTTAAGTCGAGCATCAGTAACTGCAACTTGAGTTGTTGAATCGGTTTTATACTCCTCAACTTCTATCTCAAATAACTTAAGTAATGCATTAACCTGCACAGCTGATGCATCAACTTGAGTTTTAAACGCCTCAATTTGAGTAGCATAAATATCAATCATATTCTTATTATTTGCTATCTCAGTTCGAGCAATTTCCGTAACTGCATCAACATCTACTTTAGCCGCCTCAACCTGAGTTTTATAGGCTTCAACTTGTGTTGCATAAATTTGTGTCAATCCAAGTTGTCCACGAATTGCAGATTCATACATATTAAATTGAGCAACTTGTAAGTCAACTTGAATTTTATACGCCGTAACCTGAGCAACAAATGCTTCAATCTTAACTTTATCAATACCAAGAATGATATTTGCTGCTTCCAACTCTGTTTTATAAAGATCGATTTGTTGCTGAATTGCTCCCAATAAAGCTGAATAAAGTGCAACCTTATTTTTATCCACTTCAGTGATTATACGAATTCCTTCCAACTGAGCTTTATACAACTCAACAATGACTAAGTTAGCTTTAACTTCCTCAGAGTAAACATACGCCTGCGCCTTAAAAAGTTCAGTATCTGCATTGAACTTTGCAACTGCTGAATTGAATAAGTCAATTGATGCACGCATAACTGCAACTTGTGCATCTAATGAACGTTGTGCCATTTGACTTGCATATTTCATCAATTCTGCTTCAAGACCAATCGCTTGCTGAATAACAAACTTTGCTCGATCATACATCAATTCATATTGCTTCACTGCAACGTCTCGAGATGTTGTCAAACGACCATCTTGAAACTTTGTATCAACTTCAAGAAGCATTGTTGTAAGTACACCATCTGGCAAAGAGAATCCCGCTTTCGCCCACTCTGTTGTTAAGCGAAGTTTAACATCTGCATTATCAAGCAATGTCCGTTCAAGTTCACGATTCCAAAGCAATGCTTCTGCTGCTGGATTTAATCCATCTGAATTTCCTGTTGAAATTTCTGTCAATAAACTACTTGCTAAAGCAGTAAGTGTTGCGTCTGTATACATACTCTCAAAAAACGAGATTGTATTCTGTGGAACTGTTAAATTATCTACTGGAGTTACACCAGCAAAATTTGGTATGTTTAATGCTGGTGGAGTTGGAAATGTATACGTCTCCAGTGTCGGTACTATTGGTAATGTATAAGTTGGAATTGATGGCAAAGTTGGATTGTCAATCGACGGTACTGCCCCAACCACTGGAGGAGGAGTAGGTGTTGGTTCGACTGGTAAATTTAGCACTAAAGGAGGAACCGTAAATGTAGGAATTGTATTAATTACTCCCATTACAACATCTGGAATTGTTGGAGTAACTGGAGCAGTTGGAGCTACAACAACTGCAGATGGAGAAGTAGGTTTAGCAACAGCAGCAATTGTTGGATCAATGGCTTGTGTGTTAAATGGAAAGGTTAAGACCATATTTGGATCTTCAACAGCAATTGCCTGAAATTGTTGAATCAAGTTTAATGCAATATTTCTTGCCGCCTCAGCATATGCTTGAGCATTATTGAAATACTGAGCAACAAGATCTTCGGCTTCTGCTGACGCTGACGTATTTAAATATACAGGTGGTGCTGCATCAGGCATTATGCTATCCTCCTCGTTAATATCTCAACATTGAGATCAATAGCATCGACTTCAAAATCACTTCCATCTTCATTCTTAAAAAAGATTCCCCATGAACTACTTTTCCGTCTTCGACTTAATTTTACACGTCTATTCTCAATTCCATCTCCATTGCTTGGCATAACTAAGCCATCAAACTCTTCTCCATTATCTGTCCTTATTTTAACTGAAAAATCACCATCTGTCTTCAATGTTAAATACACGTTCCAAGGACGCTTTTGAAATCCATTTTCCATGAAATTTCTTGGAACGTAAAAATATGCTTCAATAGCCGAGCCGTTGTCGTCATCACCATCTAAATCAAACAATCCAGATCCGTTTGCCCCAATATATCTTCCATTAAAGTAAGCAAACGAATTAAAATTGTAATTTTCATATTCACTTAATGCTTCATTCTCTGTATTGAAAACTAAGCATGTTGCGTTATTTACCTTAATTATTGGTAAGATTGGAATAATTGGCTTAACATCAAGGATAAATATTGGTTCTCCACCAATAACGATTCCAAGTAAAGTCGGTTGCTTACATGAAATTATTAAAGTTGGAATCCCACCAATGACATCTCCGCCACTTATCAACTCTTTGTAAGTATGATGTTGCGATTCAGTAGATGATCCACCAGTCACTAAACCATAAATTGCATAAATTTTTGATCCAATCTTTAATATGGACAAACCACCAAGAACCAATCCACCACTAACTGCACAAGCAAACTTAGTAGTATTAAGAATTGCTCCACCTAAGATCATTCCTCCGTTGACAATGTTGTGACATTTACTTAACGGAATAACATTTCCGCCAAGATCGACTCCACCATTTATCAACTGAACATACGATTTAATGCCAGCAGAAGTTACCGTTCCACCGAGCACAATACCTTTGCTTGGATTAAAAATACATTCTCTTATCCAGCCAACCTTACCTCCTGAAATAAAACCACCTAAAACAGGATTAATACACTTCCATTTTTGGACGGCTGAACCACCAATAACAATTCCAGTAATAGCAAGTATGGCATTACCGAAGCGTAATATTACGTTTCCTCCAAAAATTGATCCTCCATTTATTGTTTGAGTATATGATTCCGCAGTAGTCACATGTCCATTTGCACTTGCACTTCCACCTGAAACAAATCCTCCAATTACTGTTTGAGTATATATTTTATTATGCTCTGTTATTGCTGCATTTCCACCAATAATTGCTCCAGCGACAACTGTTTGAGTATACGATGATGGTCCTGCCTCATATGTCTGAGTCTGACCCACAGTAAATGTCTGACCTGTATACGTTGCAACAGTCGTCCATATAGAACCATCATCTGAGTAATCAAGGGTAAAATTACCAGGAGCATAAGCTGTTGAGTATAATGAACATGTAATAAGAAATTCTACTACATTTGCTGCAGTTGGAAGTTCATAACCAATGTAACTGGGAAAACCAGTGGCTCCCCAATAATCAGCAGGATTTCCATCAAAAGCATTTGCTACTGCACCAAGATCAGATGCATTACATAAAGGTGTTCCTCCTGAACAAAGAGTTGATCCTCCTCTAACTGAATTAAATTGAAGCTCTGCGACTTCAGTACCATAAGCCGAAGGAGTCGAAGTTATGTTTATTCTCCAATAAAGATGGGTTGCCATTAACTCACCATTGTCGTAATGTATTGCTTACTTTCATTATTCTTTCTCAAAAGTGCTGTACCAGATGTGCAATTTGGCATAGCATATTTCATTTCTGTCCGATTCAAAATCTGACCATTCAAATCTCCTGTAATTATTCCATGTGTACTTAACCATATTGCAGCAATTCCCTGACCTTCCTTAGTCAAATTAAATGTCAGTTTATCAGGAATCTTAACCAAGGATGCTGCATCAATTGCTAAGCCCGTACCCGCTACAGCGGGATATGGTAATAAATGAATAAGCTGAAATTCCTCCGGTCTCAAGCCCAACATGAAATATGTGTTTTCCTTATCTGAAATGTAAATTCCATTATTTACTGGAAGCATCATTATGATATCTGTTGGCAATTGCTTAAATCCACGTCTTGCATCAACAATACCAAAGTTTAATGGATCAGTAATCCAAAGAACATTACCGCTTGCGACGTAAAGTCGCGCATTAAAATAAGCTAAAAGTTGTCCAGGAGGAGTTGTTCTCTTAAACAAGGGGTATTGTGGGGGTGAACCGAATACGCTTGCCACTCCATCCTGGACAAAGCCGATAACCGAACCATTTGTAAAGTAAACAATGTCATTTACGTAGTCATAGGACACGGGACTTGAGCCCATTCCAGACATGAGGATATTGTATGACCAGTCTGAGTTGAAGAAGATGAGATCTCCGTTAAGTACGGACAAACAGACCACTCCGTTGCTCCACAAACTTTGTATTTCTCCTGCAATAATTTGTGTTGATCCTCTTCTTCTCTTAACATTCCCAATCCTCGTAATGTCCACGTTTCTCCCCATTTTAAGCATTCCAATAGGAAGATCAACTTCATCATTAATCGTATTGATTCCTTCAAACTTATCAATACGCAAACCAAGCATTGTTCCACCTACTTGAAAGGGAGGTTTGTATACGCCATTAGCCATATTAATAATCCCATACCGAATGAGATCGATTATCGCGTCTCTTAACGAGCCAATGATTAAGCTTCATTAATCCTTCTTGATAATATTTTTCGTAACGAATTGTATTGATTTTATCTCCCTCAATTCCATCTTCAATATCTTTAAACAGCAAGGTCGCTGTTTTATAGACAAGTAAATCTCTGTGCAAATATTCTGGCAATGAAACTGGAATATCGGTTGGCTCAACCAATTTCACCGGCTTCTTTGCATAGAGGATAATTAAGACACGTGGAATCTCTGGAATCCCTTGATACCAAAGCACGTTGTCTTCAAGTGCAACAAATTCAATATCTCCACGATGATCAAGTTTTGGGTAAAAACTCATCAATTGTTCAAGTCCATCACAAACCTTAATCCCACGTTCATCTGCCCAAGGGTAAACATTAAGTACCCAAGGGCCAAAGTATGTATTATACATCGAAGCGCCCGGATGTGGATTACTAATGAAAAGTAAGCGTGAAAATTGAGGAGGAAGCGTCACGTAGGCTTTTGTAAGATCGATGTCAACCGTAAAAGGCACCTTTAACGATGGTATCGTTATGCAAGCCTCTTCGGTGATTTCAGTGTACGCCTTGTTGACGTACTCTTTCAAGTCCAGTGGGCGTTCTGTTCCAAGCTCCGTATCTTGGACAGCCTTAAGTGACGCTCCCATTATCTCCTCAAATGTCAACTTAACCTCCTCAGACCGCATCAATTTTTGATGCAATCTTAATATTAACTCTGCCTGTTAGCAATTGGCTCACCTGGAAACTCTGAAATAAGCATGTGAACCCGCACACGTCCTGATGTTATTACTGATGATCCAGTCGCATCAATCAAGAACAACGCTACACAGAATACTGGTCCAGTATCTCCATCAACTCCAAGAATGAACTGAGAAGCTGCAGCGCTCACTGTGCCACCGTAAGCGGACGTCAGCCATGCACTTGTATGATTGCTGGTTGGAGTGTAATAACCAACCGTGCCCATTGTAACATCTGCAGCAAGCACATATGCATTATCGGTTGACGTAAAAGTCAACGTGCCATTTATTCCAGGAGCAATTGAAGTTGCAAGTGGAATCGTTCCCCACCCCACTGTCAAGGTTGCAGCACCTCCAGAAGCTGCAAACAACTGAGTAATTTGCACCACCACCTGATGCACCTGCGTCACCCTTCCCGCATAAGGGAAATCAAACAAAACTGCCGCATTTCCATGGTAAGTATCAATAGGAACCGTCTGAGAAGTCCCATACATGATTCCACCAAGTTCGGCAGAAGTTATCCAGTATGGGTTGTATAGACCGATCTGTTTACGCTGATCGGTCCGTCTTGCGTCAATCGCTGTAATCGTTGCAGACATTTCTTCCTCCTTTAAGATATCTGAGCAAAGGTAACAAAAACAACAAATGTTCCCTGTGTTCCGGAATCCGCATTAGTCGTTACCGTAATTGCTCCTTTATCAGCACTGAACCAGTACGGTACATTCTCTGCTGTATATCCAGCTGCACCTGTTGTAGTGAGAAAGTATGCAGCCGAATCTACTACTTGATTTCCCGAGTACCCAACTGTAATTGATGCACCTGCACCAGCTCCAAAAGCCGTAGTTACAAGCACCCAAGTCCCTATAACGAACGCCGTCCTGGGAACTCTTATAATTGAGAAATAACCGTCGGCTGCAGGAGTAATCACCTTTGACCTTGCAAACCAAATATGGTCTGATTGGTTAAGGCTTGCATTCATGTCAGTCAATGTAGCCATTTAAGCCTCCTTTTATGCTAACGGCGCTCCCCACGCTGAACCAATTACTATACCGAAATCGGTGTAAGATGTTGCACCAATTGCTGAATTTCCAAACTTCGTCTTGGTCATACCGAAAATCCCTCCTCCACGGATCATAACGAAGCGCTTTGCATCCTTTTCGTAAGGCACAAATGCAAGCGTTGTAGAATGAGATTCTCCGGCACCGCCCCAAGCCCAGCATGCAGCCTGAGCACCGACCAAGAAGTTCCTATACACATTACCTGTAGTATTGTAAGATGATGCACGCACACGCTGAGATTTGCTAACGATCAAGCCGTTGTACTCAAACTCAACATTCGGTATCTGTAACTTCTGCCCAGATCTTACAATGTCTCCCCATTGCCCTGCGTTCATGTTCGTTCTTAACGCATCAAAGCAATAATTATGCAAGAACACACGGTAGTAATTCTTACCGTTGTGCCGGATTGGTCTGACCTTGTAATAAGGAGGAAGGTTCAGGTCCATCAATTCGGCCCTCTGCTTCATCTTATCCAAGAATGACAAATCTATGTAATTTGCTGCAGTCATGGCTGCTTCTGCACCCGATGAACCATCTGTTCCTGTAGCTAAACCAGAGCACATCCAATGCTTAGCATCCGGGTCGGTTATTGCTGTAGCAAACGACTGCCCAGCAATAAGGAACGACGTGTCACCGCAGAGATTGGCAAACATATAATCTGAAAGCTTTGCAGCCCACCAATCATTGAGAGCCATTTTGCCCTCTTCCATAAGAGCATATGGAATTCTCTGCTCATCCATTTTGCTCCCTGTATCGACAGCATGGTTAAGCTCTTCAATTGTTACTTTGAAGTTCCTAAAAGCCAAACGCTCTTCGTTTCCCTCAACAGGCATCTGGCCAACAACACCTTCTCCAGTTAACGGAAGACGAATACCAAAGGTGATTGTATCCCCTTCTCCCTTAGCAAGATCATTCTTCATCTGAACAATTGCATCTGCTGAAGTACCAACAAGATCGTTGAATTCTACAGCAGGAAGCAAAATCCTGAATAGATCCCTTGCCCACTTCTTTCTCGTGAGTGGATCGTTGGTTAGAAAAATCAACGGTTCTGTAGCCATCTTTCACTCCTTATTTTAACTCATTCCTAAGATACTTGTCGTAAATATCATTAGGAACCTTACTTAATTCAATTTCCGGAAGAGCATCAATTTTTGCTGCAGTCCAACCAGAGGTTGCTCCTGCTCCTCCACCTGGAAGATCTTGAATACTTGTTGCTGTCTTAATGGGCTCTTTACCTTTGACGACTTCACCGGGCTTAACCTCTGGAGCCTTAGCATATGCTGGATGATATTGCTTAATCATTCCATACATATATTTATAAGGATTGCGAAGGGACCAAATTTCAGCCTCAAGTCCGCGACGAACTTCATCAACATTCCCACCATTCTTAGCAACAAGTGCGTTAGCCATCGACTCAACCACATCATCAAAATGTGCTTGATTTACGACTTCGCTAACATCTTCGTACTTCGGATTCATCTCCATAACGTCCAACAATGTTTGGAGTTGTTCCGCACGTACCTGCTGACCGTATTGAAGAGCAGCTTGCTTTTCCTTATCTTCATCGGAGACCAAATTCGTCTGTTCCAACAACTTGTTGGTCTTAGCTAATTCAGCCTCCAATGTCTCTAAGGTGCGTTTCTGCTCTCTCGCAATTTGCCTGAGATTGACCAACTCATCCTCTTTCTCAGACTCATTGTCTACTGTAAGTTTGGCAAGCTCTGCGGCTTTTAATACGGCTGCTTGCTCTTCCTCAGCAATCTGCTCAGCAGTCTTCTCGACTTCACCGTCCGTTCCCACGTCTGTCTTAGTCAAATCCAATCTTTCAACTGCCTCAACAGGCTCTTTAACCTCTTGCACAGTAAGTACATCTGCCATAATTACTTTCCTCCCTTTTTACCTTCTTTTGGTTTAGCCACTTCTTGAGATTTTTGATGTCCCTTTAACCCCGTATCAACAATCTTTCCATGAATCTTATGGTCAGCAATTGCCTCCTTCGACTGATTCTGTGCATCAATCTTTCTCAATTCCAACTGCAATTGTTGTTCTCTAAACTGAGCAACTTGTCTCCGCGCTGAGAGTGGCATATCCATATACTCCATAATCATTTCTGGAGGTATTGTGCCTGGATTATTTTGTGAGAAATCATTAAGCATTGCTGCAATCGTCATTCTCATCGTAACATTATCAACCGCTTCATCAACTGCCAAATCATACTCTCCCGCTGAAAGATCATTGATTTTTGGTGCAGCAGGGTGTATTTGTTGATTAACTGCAATGTTCATCGCCCCCTCTTGTCCTTCAATTCGTATCATGGTTTCTTCTGTAACAAACTGCTGAATCATGCCTAAGAGAAACTTTCCTCCCTGAATTCTTGATTCCCTAAAATTGTCATATAAGGTGTAGAGGACTGCAATATTGGTATCTTGTCTCATCTTTGCAGTCACGCCCGGCTCCCGAGACGATGTTTGAATTCCAAGCATCGTATCTTGAATACCGGAGACGTCTTTCATATCTTGATCAGCCATTTGTTCAAGTTGATTATAAGTCTGAGGAATCTGTGGCTGATCCGTAAACTTCCACTTATCCCAAAATGGCGGATTGATTTCAAG